CCCCTAACAAGATCACTACCCATGTTCCTCAATGCTCTACCAGCTCTGTAACCAATATTGCTTCGTGGTCCTTCTTCAGTCAATGCGAATTCAATCGCTTTCTCAACATCATCTGCAGAGTAACCTTCTCCAATCAGTTCTTCATAAATGCTTTCAATGAGAACATCCATCTCATCAAACTGCTCAAGTTCTTCTTTCTTCATCTTGCCTTTGATGGCCTTACCAATGGCCTTGCGTCTCTTGGCAAGATAGTCATCTGAAGAATCCTTATCACCGTCGTTATCGATGTCACCATCTTCCTTACCGACAGGATCCATCTTCTCATAGATGGAAGAGTAAGCACTACTCCAATCCTGTCTGATTTGAGAGAACTCTTCAAGTTGGGGGTTCTTCATTGAACCCATCTTCTCCATATCCTTACGGGCCTTCTCGTTATTCTCTTGTCTCTTCTTCATGTTGGTCTCAAGGTAAGAAGAATCTTTCGTTTTCTTCTCAATCAAGGAAAGAATACCTTCTTTGATGTTCTTTCTCTCTTGAGCAATCAGGGCTTCGTGAAGTCTCTTACTACTACGATCTTCGTTGGAAGTATTGTGGAAGTTCTCTTGAACTTTCTTTGCTCTTCTATAACCAAGGAATCTTTCTACAGTATGACCATTCTCAAGAGCAGCATCAAATGCTTCTCCAATATAGTCAATCTTTTGTGACTTGAGGTCAGACTGACTGGTCTTTAATGATTCACTCAAAATGTCAGCAATGATATCAGAAGATTGTTCGATATCAAGACTAAGTTCAAACATCTCTTCCAGAATCTCTTCAGCAACTTCCTGAAGATCAGAGGAGTTCAGTTGGTTGAACTGCATATCAGAAATGAGGTCTCTAGACTCACTCAACTGATCACTAACTTCAGAACTGTGTACAGCTGAATAAGCTCTGTACAGATTACTCATATCCGACATGGTTTTAGTTCTAACAACTTTCTATTACCATTATTTATATTTAAGAATTCCTATAGTTTAGAAAGCACTTCTTTGTAAATGTTTTCTGCAATTACTTTCATCATGAGTGGTGGAACCATTCTACCAACTCTTTCAGACTGTTGAGAATATGTACCAGTCAAAACAAAGTCATCAGGAAGTGATTGAATACGTTTCAGTTCTGGAACAGTCAATGGACGATCTTCGTTCCAATGAATCAAACCACCACTAGCAGTAAGAGTTGGAGATGGTTTTTTTAAAGAGACTCTCTTTGTATTAAAACAATGTCCTTTGGGGTGATAGTCCATACCAGTCAAAACTTTATCTGGATTCTTGGGCATCTTACTGATAACATTTTTGTATATGTTACTACTCACCAACTTTTCAGTAAGAGTTTTGACATCTTCAGAATTATTCTCAACACCATCAATGATATCAGAAATTGTAGTTGATTCTTTTGAAGGTCTGGGAAATATACTATTGACTCCAGTAATCAACATTCCGATCTTATCTGCAATATCTTCACGAACTCCAATAAAGATAAGTCTCTCCCGTCCTTGTCCCACACCATGATTTGATGCTTTCATTACTTTAGAAGTGACTAGGTATCCAATTTCTGTAAATGCATTTGTAATCTTTGCATAGTATGTTTTAGCTTCACCAACAGTCAATCCTTTGACATTCTCTGCAACAATTACTTTTGGTTGAATGTCTTTTGCTATACGGATATATTCAAAAAACAAATCTTCAATATTTTCAACTTGTTTACCGTCAGAATAAGTTTTTGTCTTTCCCCAACCATCAGAATGTTTACCACTAACTCTAGTAGTGTAGGTGTTTCCAAACAAGTCTACCCTCTCTTCTTCATAGATGTTATGACACATGGAACCTGCAACAGAGAATGCAGAACATGGTGGAGAACCATCGAGGATATCAAGTTCTCCTTGTTTGAGACCAGTAGCTTCAAGGAAGTCTTTACCTGTCAACTCCTTAATATCACCAGGTAAAATAGTAGTAGATGGATAATTCTTGGAATAAGTATTTCTTGCCTCTTCTACAAACTCATTGATACAAAGTATCTTACCACCTGCAAGACGATAACCAGTGGACGAACCACCTCCACCAGCGAACGTAGAAATGACAGTGAACTTCTGTTGAGCTTCACCATCATAGACATCTTGTAATTTGTAGGGAAGTTTCATGAGAACTGTTTCTTATAGTGTTTAGTGTAATATGTTTTTGGAGAATCTACAATGTCTTCGTAAAGAGATTTGATTCCCATACCATCCTGAAATGCTACCTTCTTCCTATCAACAATATCATCTGGAAGTTGACCTCTAAAGGCCTCTTGAAGAATTGCTTTAGGTCTAGCCTTACCATCCCAAACAGTATCTTGACTGAGACCAAGTGCAGTCTCTACTAACTGGGTGTTTAAAAAAGGTAGTCTACATTCAATACCGTACTTCATAAAGATCTTATTGCATCTTGTGAAATTTTTACGGTGTTGTGAACCAAAGAGTCCAATTCTATAGTCAGTCCAACCTTTATCCTTAATACCATGGTAACTCATACCATAGGATGCCCAGAGTTCGTCACTACCTTCACCTGACATAATCACCTTGAACCCATCTTCATGGATTCTTTTTGCAAGTTGAATACAAGGATATCCAATCTCTACTTGGGCTTTATATGGCATCTCAATGGTATTGATAACCTCATTAACGTCATCGATAGTAGGTGGTTGAACTATAACTTCTCGGAGTTCAACTCCCAAATATTTAGCAACTTTTCTAGCAGACTTTAAATCTTTTGAGTTCTCATCATGAACTGCAGTATATGTCACCAAGTTTGGAATGTGTTTAGATGCAATGAGAGTTGTGATAGCAGAATCAATACCACCAGAGAGTAAACATGCAACAGGAACATCGGCAACAGTTCTTTCAAATGAACCCATCACAATGTTTCTATAAACCATCGCTTTAGAATCATTAAAGTTCCATGTAGAAGTATCTTCAATATGTTCTCTGATATTATACCAATAACCCTCTTGTACAAAGTAATCAGATGAGACCTTAATAAATGATCCAGGTTCTAACATTTTAACTGTTTGACCAATCTCACCCATTGCTAAAAGACCTTTGATCTCTGAACAGAAAGAGAATGATGGAAAGAGACCTGTAAGGAGAGAGTAATGAAGAGGAACTTCGCCATGACGGTCTCTCACAATAGTAATAGAACCATCTCCTTGAGTAAATGCAATGGCAAACATTCCCTGAACTTTATTCAATCCTTCAATACCATACCTATCCAAGATAGCACAAAGTACCTCAGTGTCACCTGAAGTCTTTGTTTCAATATTCAATTCTTCTCTCAACTCACGGTAGTTCCAAATGGTACCATTAAAGATCATGGTAGTGTTACCATAAACAAATGGTTGATTTGACTCACTACTAGTATCAATAATAGACAAACGGACATGTCCAAAATAAACATTATCCATTTGAATTATTTGTTGGTTATCTGGGCCCCTATGAATAATAGCATCTAGACCCTCTTTAATTTGTGGTATATCAAATCCACCAATAATTCCACACATTACTTAATTGCAATAACTCCAACGAACTGATGGTTTCTCCAGAAGATCTGACAGTCTTTGAACCCCGCAGTCATCACCATATCTCTTAGTTCAGACCATGTATTAGGTTTCAACATATCACGAAGTTGTTTCTCCTTATCCATGATTTGTTCTGCACTGAAAGTCTTTCTCTTGTAATCATAATGATTAAAGGTAAGAAGTTCTTGAAAGAATGCATTCTCACACATCAACTTCTCAGCAAAGATAAATGCACCACCTTCATTGAGACCATTATAGATCTTATTGATCGTATCTTGTCTGGTAGTCTTGGGCATAAACTGTAGAGTAAACAGTGATGTTACTAGAGAACAGTTCTTGAACTCATAGTTAGTGACATTACCACGAACCCATTCTAACAATGCACCAGGGTATTCTTTACGAATTTCAGTGTGACGTTCCTCAAGATCATCATAGAAGCTACCAGCAAGTTCTACACCCACATAGTGTGCATACTCACGATTAGGATTATTTGCGATAATCATCTTGGTAAGTTTACCAGTTGAACATCCGACATCAACGACTTTAGTATGATCCTCCACAAAGTATCGAGAGAACGATACAGTGTCTTCCAACAGATTTGAATAACCACGAATACTATCGTTGATATGGTTATCAAATCCTTCAGGAGAGTGTGCAAATGAGAAGTCGTATGTCATAAATTATTTTCCACTTGTATCGTATTCTAACTGATCATCAATATGTTTATCAAGTATAGCAATGATGTTACGAACATCAACAATTCGTGGAGGAATACAGGTAGGATCAAGAGTATAGCCTTTCTGTTCTATAAACAGTGCCTGACGAATTACTGCTGCTTGTTGTAAATTTAATTCAAGATTAATCATACATCTCCTTCTTTACGGTTCTCAGAATGGTGGACATCAAATTCTCCACCAGGATAACGAGACTTCAGTTTGTCTACATTCATCTCAATGATCTCATCAATGGTAGTATCAAGACCCATACATGCTTGAGCAACATACCACATAATATCACCAAGTTCACGTTTCAGGTGAAATAGGTTCTCTTCATTCACAGGTTTACCTTGGAAGACAATCTTCTTAACGACTTCGGTAAACTCACCAGCCTCTGCACACATCCCTACAGATGCAGTAAGCAGTCGCTCGGAAGGAAAACCTTGACCTTCCAATTCTTCAAGACGATAAAGGAATGCTTCGTTATTTTTACTTTGTTGTGAGGTGACGGCATTGACAAATTCAAGATAGGCTTCAGTATTTACAGTCATAAATTTAGGGGTTGTGCTTGTGATTCAGGAAGTTGTAGGTCGGGAGGAAGTGTAACACTGTCCACATCCACAGTCTTTGGTGGTGGAGAAAGGTAAACTTTCTCCCAAGTGAAACCAGGATTTCTCATTACATGTTTGTCAGCATCTTTCTGTGATCCACAATGACGATAACGGTTACCATCAAGATCTCTCACCTCATAGATAAAAGATTGATCACGTAATGATAGTGAAGATTGTAATGATCTAGTAGTCAGTCCCATATTAGAACTTAAATCCACTGAAGGATTTTTTAGGTTTTTGTTGTTCTTCATTATTATACTCTTCTTCTTTACCGTTGTCAAGAAGGTCATCCTGTGCAGACTGTTCACAATCATACAATCTCATCTTGGCACGATCAATACCAACAACAAAACGTCTATGAACAGAGTAATCATTGTATCTGTTCTTTAATTGTTTCACAAGTATCTGTCCCAATGATTCCAACTCTTCAGTCGAAATAAGGGCAAACATAAGATCAGCAGTAGCAGGGAGACCAAAGGACTCACTAGTGTCAGTAAGCTCAACATCAGAGCTACCATAACCAGAACGAGTGGTCTGAGTGGCAGATATGATAGGGACGTTTGTTTCGACAGCAAGGCCTCTAAGTTCTTCAGCAATTGCTTTAATATATGAATATGAATTGACAGTGCTATTTCCGCGATATCTTTCGGAAGAACATATATTAAGGTAATCAATGAAAATAATATCAGGTCGAAATGACTTCTTAAGTGCAAGTTCATTAAGAAGTGATTTGAAGTGTCCAGCATGAGCGGAGGCGGTAGGATACTCCTTAATAATTAGTTGACCTTGAGTCTTTTTGGCCAGGTTTGTAACCTTTGTTTCAAACATTTGTTTTGGAAGGTCAACAATCTCCTGGATATTTACATTTAGGAGGTTCGCATCAATTCTTTCAGCAATGCGCTCTTCTGCCATCTCCATTGTAATGTAGAGAACGTTCCTCCCTTGGAGCAAGACGGAGCTAGCCACATGGCACATGAATAAAGATTTCCCGACACCCGTACCAGCAAGTGCGATGTTAAGAGTTTTGTTAGGGAGCCCACCTTTCGTGATTTTGTTAAAATAGTCGAGATCGAATTCAATTCTCTCCTCCTTCCTGTGATAAGACTCGTATCGTGATTCATAATCTTCAAGGTAATCATGTCCTACATGGTTGTCAAAACTAACTGCTAGAGCATCAGACAGAATAGATGGAATGGCATCTGGTGCCTTCTTGGCATCTCCACCATCAGCAATCTGAATGGATTCGATCAAGGCAAGATAAATGGCACGGTCACGACACCACTTCTCAGTAGTGTTAACCAACCAATCAAACTCTACAACGTCGTCCTCAAGACAATTAACTACATGAGAAATCTGTTTATAAGAGTCCTCATTAATATCTCTTCTCTTTTCAATCTCAATATTGAGAATCTCTTTTGTAGGGAGTTCGTTATACTCAGCAGTAAAGG